CGGGCGCATCGGCCGACCCATCTCCGCTGTCAAGCCCCGCTACACCGGCCACAACCGCGGCGACACCGGCGGCGGCAAGCTCAAGAACATCGAGAGCCGCAGGCGCGAGAGCAGCCGCAGGCGCGAGAGCAGCCGCAGCGAGAGCAGCAGGAACCATCGCGAACGTGAGACGCATACGCGGCTGATCCACAACGGCAGCGGGTTCGTGTATCGCGACGTGGATAAGCCCGATGCATTGCCGAACGCGCGCAAGGCCGACCTCTCAATCCCGCGGGCGCAGCGGCGCAACCTGTTCGATCTCACCTCGGCGACCTGCCGCTGGCCCGTGGGCGACCCCGGCGACGCCTCGTTCTTCTTTTGCGGCGCCCTCGATGCCGATCTCGCCGCCGGCCGGCCGTATTGCCCGGCTCATTCCCGCCGCGCATTCGCGTGAACGTCAACACCTAAACCGGAGGTCACAATGGCGAAGCGAGAGCCGGAGCCGCACCCTGGCGCAGGCCACAACGGAATGAGCGACGACGAGAAAGCCGTGCGGTTCTTCTCGTTCAAGCGGCGATGGGAGGCCGCTACGGCCGCGCTCAAGATCGTCGAGGAGGAGGCCAAGGCATCGCTCGGCAAGCACGCCATCCGCGACATCCGGACGTCAATTTCTCTGGATACGCCGGAAGGCGAGGCCAAGCAGCGCGAAAAACTTGAGGCCCAACTGCGCGTAGCACGCTGGCTTGGCTTGGCGATCGGCTCGCAGGCCAATTTCCTCGACGAGGACGAAGATCGCACGCCAGCGGTTGACCGCGCCGCGGCTGAGGGCAAGCGCGATGGGCTCGCCGGCAACCCATGCAAGCCTGCTTACGACCCGTCGACGCCGCAGTACGCGAGCTACATGGAGAAATACCACGAGGGCCAGGCGACCATGGTCAAGGCGGGGATCAAGGCCCCGCCTGATGGCGACGACGACCGCGACCTGCGCCCCGGCTTCATGCAGCGGGCCGAGGCGGAGAAGGCCGGCGGCGGTGCCATCGGCACGCAACAGCCGACGCACAAGATTGCCGAGGCATCGACTACGCAATGAGGCGCGAGCGTGATCACCGGCACCATCTACGGCTTGGATTTGGGGACTCGCATGGGTTGCGCCTACGGCGCACCCGGCGCGACCCCTCGCTGGTGCTCGGTCACGCTCAAGAAACCGAGCGAGCACCGGGCAGTGGCCTTCGCGAATCTCTTGCATTTTTTAGTAGACCGCTTCGAACGCCACACCCCCGCGCTCGTCGCCAAGGAGAAGATGCTGCACACGGCGGCGCTCTTGAAGCTTTCGGGCGGCAACGACGACAACATGAGGATGCACGCGGGGCTGCACGCGGTAGTCGAGGCCGTGTGCGGGCGTTACGGGGTGTCTTGGACTGATGTGGCGTGCAGCACGGCCAGGGTTCACTTCATCGGCAAGTCTCGCCTCGGCACACGCGAGGAGACCAAGGCCGCCGTGGTCGCGCGGTGCCACCTTCTCGGGCTGACACCGGCCGAATGCAACGACGACAACGTGGCCGACGCCGTCGCGACGCACGATTGGGCGTGTGCAACCTACGGGCGCCGCGCCGCCTCGACGAAAGAACTATTCTTCTGGAACGAGCAGCAGCGCGCGGGTGCGGCATGACGCAGCAAGACTATGCAAAATTCCTCGCCAGTAAGACGCTGCGCGCCAAGGAGCGCGGGCTAGAGCGCGTGCCGGAACTTGCGCCGCATTTGTTCCCGTTTCAGCGGTCGAGCGTGGACTTTTCATTGCGCGCGGGATGCGCGGCACTGTTTCTGGATACCGGGCTGGGAAAAACGGAATGCCAACTGGAATGGTGTCAACGCGCCATCGAGGCAACGAACGACCGGGCGTTGATCCTGACGCCGCTGGCCGTTGCCGGCCAGACAAGGCGGCGGGCGGAGAGATGGGGCTACGAAGCAAGGGTTATTCGTGAGCAATCCGAGGCGCGCTCCGGCATCAACATTTGCAACTATGACCGGATCGACAAACTGGACCCGTCAGAGTTTGGGATCGTCGCGCTGGACGAGGCATCAATACTCAAGAGTTTTACCGGGATAACCACCCGCAAGCTGATCGAGTCATTCAAGGGCGCGCGGTTCAAGCTCGCCGCGACGGCGACGCCTGCGCCGAACGACTACATGGAACTCGGGCAATACTGCGAATTCCTCGACGTCATGCGGTCGAGCGAAATGCTCATGCGATGGTTCATCGCCGATCAATCGGAAATGGGGCGCTATCGGCTCAAGGGGCATGCCGTAACGCCGTTTTGGGACTGGATGGCGTCGTTTGCCCGCATGGGCGAGAAACCGTCCGATATCACCGGCAATGTGGTGGAGGATGCCGGGTTTATTCTGCCGCCGTTCCAACTGGTGCGGCACGTCGCAGATAGCAGTGAGATTGATCGTGACTTTGCCGACTTGTTCGGCGCGCCGGCCATGTCCGCGACAAGTCTGCATAAGGTTAAACGGCAGACACGGGAGCAGCGCGCGTCAAGTGTGGCGACGGCAGTCGAAGCCGAGCCGGATGAAGCGTGGCTAATTTGGTGCGATACGAACTACGAGGCTGACGAACTCAAGGAAAAATGCGGCGGCATCGAGATACGCGGATCGATGCCGATCGAAAAGAAAGAGGAATTACTCGACGCCTTCAGTACCGGCCAAGAAAAACGCCTTATTGCCAAGCCATCCATGTGTGGCCTTGGTCTCGACTGGTCGCACTGCGCGCGCATGGCTTTCGTCGGCCGCTCCTACAGCTATGAAACTTGGTATCAGGCGGTGCGCCGTTGCTGGCGTTTTGGTCAAAAGCGCGAAGTTGTCGTGCATCTCGTCACCGCCGAGGGCGAGGACACGATCGGCAGAGTGATCGATCGCAAGGCCGGCGACCACGCTGACATGAAAGCCGCGATGCGTCTGGCGATGCGCAGGTCCGGCCAATCATCCCAGGTTAAAGTCGCCTATCACCCCACACATATTGCGAGGCTCCCGTCATGGATTTGCGCTGCTTGAACAGCAAGGCCGGCGATAAGTTCACTGCGATCCATGGTGATTGCGTGGACGTGCTGGCGCAGATACCGAGCGATAGCGTCGGCTTTTCGGTTTATTCGCCGCCTTTCTCAGGGCTGTACATCTACAACGATTCCATTGCCGACATGGGCAACAGCGCGAATGACGCTGAGTTTTTTGAACAATATGCTTTCATGTTAAAAGAAAAATTCCGCGTCACCATGCCCGGCCGCCTCTCTGCGGTCCATTGCAAAGACCTCGTTTATTACAGTAATGCGAGCGAGCGCGGCGACAGGGGCTTGCGCGATTTCCCAGGCGAGTGTGTGAGGGCGCATCTCGCCGCCGGCTGGACATTCCATTCTCGAGTCACGATCTGGCGTTGCCCCGTTCGCGAGATGACGAAAAGCAAGCCAGATGGACTGCTTTATAAGAATTTCAGAATGGACGCGGCGCGATTGCGGCAAGGGTTGCCTGAGTATTTTGTCGTGTTCCGGAAATGGGCCGACGGGCTCGATGAGCAGGCGGCCGTCATGCACGATTACATGCAATGGAAGCAGTGGGCCGGAGAGGGTGCGCAATTCGTTCGGAAGAATCACCAACCTGACGATCGATGGGCCAAGGAGTATTTCGAGGCGCTGGACATCTGGCAGCAGTGGGCATCGCCAGTCTGGATGGATACGAGAACGACCGACGTGCTCAATGTTGACTCGGCGCGCTCTCCGAATGACGAGAGGCATATCTGCCCGCTAGCCCTCGATTTGATCGAGCGGGCGATATCGCTCTGGAGCAACCCCGGCGACGTTGTGCTGAGCCCGTTCATGGGCATTGGCTCCGAGGGCGTAGTTGCTCTCAATCTCGGCCGAAAGTTTCTCGGCATCGAACTCAAGGAATCCTATTGGCGCCAGGCATGCCGATACCTCGACGCAGAAGACCGCCAATGCGGCTTATTCTCGCAGGCCGCCGAATGATTGCTGCCCCTTCTTCTTTATCGTCAACCCAGGAACTAGAAAGGGGCATCCCGCTCCGAGTTCTGGGGCGTCGGTTTGAGGGGGAGGAGGGGGCGGCACCCCTATTCCGCTACGTGCGCCACGAGGACGTGCTGCGGTATTTCCAGCTCGGCTGGGCCTGGGCGGCTGATCTTGGGGATTATCACGGGGAGTGGTCATGCCTCATGAGTTGGCCGTGCGGGTGCAGGGTTGTGGAGCCTTTGACATGCGGCTGGTCGTATGTCGTCGGTGATCCGACGCCCGAGCATTCCGGACCATGGCGCTATCGATGGGAGGCGCAGGAATGCGCCGATGAACTGAATTCAGCCAAGCGTGCGTGCCCTTGCATTGAACCTAGCGGAACCCGGTGATGTATGGGTTTTTCTCAGTCATTCCTCGACGACTTGCGTGCGCGCTTGCCGGTGTCGGCGGTCGTTGGGCGAAAGGTCAGCCTCAAGAAGGAAGGCCACGAGCTCGTCGGCCTGTCACCGTTCAACAAGGAGACCACCCCATCCTTCAAAGTGAACGATTCGAAGGGGCTGTGGCATGACTTCTCGGCCGGCCGCGGCGGCGATCAATTTGCATTCCTCGTCGAGGTCGAGGGGAGGTCGTTCCCCGAGGCGGTCGAAATCTGTGCGCAAATCGCCGGCGTCCCCCTCCCCAACGGCACGGCAAATGGGGCGGGACATCGCGACCGTGCTCGCCCCCGTCCTGTTTCGGACGACGATGGCGGCAAAGTTGATGCACGAGGTGGCGATGATCCTGGAGATCCTGCAGATGGCGGGGGCCGCACAGAGCGAGAGATCGCCGCCACCTACGACTACACGACGCCGCAAGGCGACCTGATCTACCAAGTCGTTCGGCTCGAATGGACAGAAGATGGCAAGCGCAAGAAGACGTTCCGCCAGCGACGGCCGCACCCGGACAAGCCCGGTGAATGGGTCTGGAACCTGCAGGGCGTCGAGCATGGACTCTATCGCCTCGTCGAGTTCCGGGAGGCCGATCCTGACGCGCCGGTGTTTCTGCCTGAGGGTGAGAAAGACGCCGACACTCTCTGGGATTTGGGGTTGCCGGCGACGACCAATAGCGGCGGCGCCAAGAATTGGCGCGGGGACCATGCCGAGTTCTTCCGTGACCGCGATGTCGTTATCCCGATCGACAACGACATCG